ATCGGAAACCCATGGGTTACCCGTGGGTTATCGCCTCACCTTTCCGAATCCACCCCCTCGGAATCCTGCCACCACTCTAGTCGCCTCTCCTCGCTCGGCCTTCCGTGGGATCGCGCTGCGGTCGATCACCATCCCGCGCTTGATGGCTTGGTGAGAGAGGCTAAACGCATCGGAGTAGTGGCTACTCCAGTCATGCACCGGCACGTCCTTGATGGTCACGCCATCGCGTTCCTCCTTGGCATGGTAGGCATCGAGCGCCTCTAGTCCCTCGGCGCATCCGGCCTCATTGATCGAGATGCGAGGGAACGCATCGTTGGCGAGATTGATCCCATCCCACACGCTGTTCTGCCTTGGTACAGGGCAGACGCCTGTTAGCCCGCTGCGGCCCAGCGCCTCCTGCCAGAGTCCACCGACCTCCGCTGCGGCGTCATGCGGTATGAAGTGACCTCCGTAGCCATACTGGCGATCCTTGAGCCGTGCTGCCCAGTCTGCGGGCGTAGCGCACTCATCACTGCCAGAGAGCGCCTCGATGTAATTGATGCGGTCACCGACCATCTGCCATATCCACACCTTCTGGTTGAGTGGAGCGCCAACGTCCCATGAGGTGTAGACCGGCAGTTCCTTGAACCACAGGATGTCATTGGTCACCCGCTTCTCAGCGCGGGCCTTTTCGAGGCTTCTCACATAGATCGCACCCGGACGTCCCACGTTGAAACTGCACTCGTATTCCTGTTGATAGGCATTCTCGGTCGTGCCTTTTCTAATGTCATCGAGTTCGCTGGCAGGAATGATCCCCGACTCGCTCGCCCGTTGCATGAGCGAGAACCACTCGCTGTCCGCGCACGCCCTGTTCCATTGCTTCCAGAAGAGATTGCGCCCCTTCGGCGTTCCGACCCATGTCGCCCATCCATTGTAGTCAGTGAGGGTGGGTCGTATGACATTATCCCATGCCGCTGGGTCAAGATCGGCGGCTTCGTCCATGACGACCCCATCGAGGTAGATGCCGCGCAGGCGCTCGAAAGCTTCGCCAGAGTAGAGTCGGATGGTCGCGCCATTGTGGAAGGTGATCTGCAAATCCGCCTTGTTCACCACCACGCCGGGTATCTGGCTAGTGAATTGCACAAGGTACTTCCACGCGATGTCCTTGGCCTGCTCGCGGGTCGGAGCCACATAGGCGTAGCGGAGCGGTGGTCCGCTGCGCTTATGCTGGAGCGCCTTGACGATGAGGTCTTGGATGCACACGAAGGACTTGCCAGCGCGGCGATGAAGCACCATCACGGCCCAGCGTTGCGTGCGGTGCAGGTAGCTCGCGAGTTGCGGTCGCGGCACGATGGCGATGTTAATTTTGGCCACCGATGGTTAAATTGATTTCCAACGCGCCGACGATGTCGAGCTTCTCTGGCTCATTCCATCCCATCGCCTTCGCCAGCATCTCGCCGTACTTCGCGCAGGTTGCCGATTCGGGGGGCATTTCCATGAAGCGGTCGCGCAGGGTTTCAAGGTAGGTCTCTCGCTTGTAGGTCATTTTGGATTCCACCTTGGAGCGGAGTTCTTCCACTCTCTTAGTGATGTCAGCATTTTTCAGTAATTTCTCACCGCTCTGTCCTGCTCCATTTTCGGAGTAACCGGCACGGATATAGGCTTGAGTGATTGAGAGACCGCTCGCATAGGCTTGGCAGAACGCTTCTTGCTTGGGGTTGATCTTCATGTTCGTTCGGTATCAGTCAAAACGGGTCTTGACAAGATTCGTCTTCCCCCTTTTATAATCCCCACTGCTGCGCGTTATTTCAACTTGAGTCATTTCTTCGGCTTTGGTTTTGACCTTCGTTTGCCGGAAGAGGATTTCGATGGTTTCCGGGTCGTCGTCTTCGATGAGTTTGGCGTAGCGGAGTTGGTCGATGAGAGGCTTGCAACCGCCTGCATAATTGTCGGCATCGAGGAGTCGCACGGCATGCCTCGTAATGATGAGAGCAGTGCGAAGCGGGCGCGTTTCTTTTCTTTCTGGAGGAGGGTCCAGTGTTGGCCGAGCAGGCGGTTGAGGCTTGGGGTTGTGTATCCCGGCAGTTGCAGTGTGAGAGTAGCTTCCATCTGGGTTGGGTCTGTATCCGAGCTTTTCGAGTTGGTCATGGGTCCAGTTCACTGCGCCTCCTTTTTGAGCAAATCGAGAAGCATTTCTATTGCCTTCTCCCATTCGGCAAAGTCTTCTTCTAGGGATCGTGCTACCATGCTTGCTTGATAGATGCGTTCTAACGCCTCCCTCGCCTCGTCACGCTCGCGTTCCAATTGCTGCGCCCACTCAACCGGCACGACATGGTTGCCTCTGGCGAGATCATCTGTTTGTGGTGTATTCATATTTTAAAACATGGGTCCATTTCGGCGCAGGGCTTCGATTTTGCGGCGTTCTGGCGTGGCTTGCCAAAAGCGTTTGGAAGCGGCGTCGATCTCGCCTTCGAGGAGCGCCCACCACCGGTCGAGGCGGTCGGAGCCGCAGGATTCTGTCCCTGCGGCCCCTTGGCAGACGATCTCCCTGTTTCCTTTAGAACGAGATTTCTTCTTCATTGCGGGCAATTTTGAGGCGTTCGTTGAGGTCGGCGATGCGGTCTGGAGCAAGGGTTTCCGCAGCACCTTCCAGCGGGTTGATCCACTTGATTTTGAACCTGGCCTCGCCGTTGTATTCCTCGGCCTCCACCGTGATTTTGCACCTCTGGTTGAGGAACGGCGACTTGCCAGAGGAGAGGGAGGAAATGTCCCACTCGCGGCCAAAAGCCTCATCGAGGGTCTTCGCCGTCCGTGTTGCCGCCTTCTCCGAGAGCCATCCCTGCCAGACGATTTCGCGTCCATGCTGGTCGCTCGCCGGATCGTCAATGACGAGCGGGAGACGGATGAAATCCGTGCCGGTCTTCGTCTTGCCGAGCCATCCGTTGCCGGGTTGCTTCACCTTGGCAATGAATTTGCCTGCCGAGGTGACGTATTTGGTTTGTTCTGCGAGTTCGTGTGTTGTCATGTGGTTTGGTTGTTTATGTTGGGGAGATTGGTATCAGTCAAAACTAAGCTTTTGTCCGTTATTCTTCCGCATTTTGTGCAAACGGCATTTTCATCTCCAAAAATCCATTTGCATTGATGAGTGCCGCCGACCTTAGCTGTAAATTTTCCGCGCTTTTCTAAGCGCACATCGGCTAAGGATTTTGCGCCAATTGATCCTGCGCCTACATTGAAGTACCTTTGAAGGCTTGTTGTTCTCATACATGGATGATGTTCGTAAACTCCGATAACCGCCGGAGGATCGGCTCGCCCCTGTCGGACGAAAGCATTTTGCGTAGGTCGCCTTTGGCGGCGTTGGCCGTCCAAATGATGGGCAGTTCGTGAGAGGATCGGTGTTCCAGCAGGTCGAAGAGTTCTAGCTCGCTGCGCTCGGTCATCTTCTGCTTGCCGAGGTCATCGAGGAGCAGCACTTTGGTCCGGCGGCAGCGGGCCAGCATGTCCTCGGCCAGCGCCTTGGACTGGTTGTCGTCATGCCACTGGTCAGCGCACGCTTTGGCGAAGGCAGTCGAGGTTATCCCGAAGACGCGAAGCCCGCTGAAATGCAGACGCTTGAGCAGCACCCACGCCGCCCTCGTCTTGCCGCATCCCGCTGGTCCGACAAGACCCATTCCGACAGGATTATACTGCCATGCCTCTATTTCGCGCAGGAAGGTGTTTGGGATTCGTCCGAGGTCGCTTTGGCGATAGAGTGGTGGACAGAGGGCATTGAATGCCTCCTGCCGCCTCTCCTGCTCCGCTGCGGCCTGCTCCGCTCGGAGCTTCTCGGAATGCCGAGCGAGGCAATCCTCGCACAGCACCCGGAGGTTTGGGAAGTAGCGTGACACGTTCTCGTCGGGAAGCGGGACCGACTCGAAACATTCCTCGCTCGCACAGGGTTGGTATGTGGTCACCATTGCTCGACCTCCTCGACCTTGGCTGGGGCCAATGCCGGTTCGACCTTGTTGAGCCAGCCGATGACAAACATCCGGGTCTTCTTGCGTCCGGGCCTTGCCAACAACCACGCATCCATCTTGCGGCTTTCCGCATCGACATCGACATTGGGGTAGTGCCTCCGCATCTCTGCCCAGAACTCCTCATCGAGGAGATAGGATTTTTTCGGAGCGCCTACTACTTCTTTAGAAGTAGTATTAGAAGATGAAGATGAAGAAGAAGATGAAGGGGTTGGCTTTTGCTTAACCTCGTTGGATAAGCAAACGCTAACCTTATGGTTATCCTTCAAGGTTGGGTTGCCTCCGAGGTGACCGCACGCAGCCCTCTTATTACGAAGCTCTTCGTCACGAATCATCCGGCGTGAAAAAATCACACCTTCCGCATCGATCTCAAAAACTCCTGCCTCGGCGAGTTCCGCCAGACAACCATCCGTTTCCTGCAAGGTTAGCCCGCACATACGAGCAAGGTTAGGTGAAAGGATAACCTTATGGTTAACCTTGAGGTAACCATAGGGTGAACCTTCATGCATGAAGCAAAGGATATCCATCCAGAGTCCGCGAGCCGCCGCGCTAC